TGATGCGGGCGATGCGCTGCGTGTCGTAAATCTTCGGGATCAGGTCCACGATCTGCCGCGTGATATGGCGCACGGCGCGGGCGAGGTTATCGACGTAGTGGTACGTCCCCACGTCGCCCTGCTTCTCGCGGGCGATGATGGCCTTGGCCGAGCGCTCGTTGCCGCCGATGCCCAGCGAGGCGTCGTACTGGCCGGTCGTGCCCTTGATGTCGTCAGCAGCCCCCATCTTGGCCTGAATAAGACCTGTCTGGGGCAACGGAGGAGGTGCGCGCTGGGGTAGAGGGAGGACATTCCCCGCGCCGTCCGTCACGTCGGGATTGACCTCCAGATACGGCCAGTTGGTCGTATTTGCGGTCTTCCACTGCTGCTCGTAGCCTTCAAACTGGCCGCCGTAGCCGATGAAGGGTGCCTTCGGGGCCAGCGCCAGCATTTCTGCCTCTTGGCTGGTCCAGTAGTTGTACATGCGCTGCGCGTCCTTGGCGTTGCGCACAAGGCCGGAGATGTGCATCCGGCCATCGACTTCCCACTCGTTGCCGATGACGCGAACGACCGGTATCCACTTGCCCGGCCACTCGCGCTCGTCGAGCACGTCGAAGCCGTTGGTCTTCATCCACATGACCTTGGTGCGCTGCACCGAGCGGCTGCGGATCGGCTTGCCGAACAGCGCCATAAGCTGCTTGTCCAGCGGCGTGCGGGCGAAAGCCGTCTGGTTGTCCGGGTAGAGGTGCAGCGTGGCCGGTTCGTAGGTCTTATAGAAGTACTCCGCGATGCGGATGGTGTCTTCCTGAAGCCACGACGAGATGCCCTGATCGCCGACGCCTTGGCTGTACAGCGTCGAGATCGGCGTCGCATCGGGGAACATCCGCTCGTATTCGGTCTTCAGGATGTCTTCGGTGATGAAGCACCACTCCGCGTCCGCGCCGCACGGGTCTTGGATCGTCGGGTCCATGTAGACGCTGAACGAGTTGCGCACGCGGCCGATGCGGATGTCCTGATCGAACGTCTCGTCGTTGCAGTACTCGGTCAGCAGGCGGATGTAGCCTTCGCCGTACGTGACCTGATTGTCGCAGGCGGTGTCGTAGGCCACGTCGGCGTCCGACATGTACTCGATGTGCCGCACGACGCCGTTCAGCACCTCAGCGACCTGAATGTCGGCATTGTCGTCGGCCGGGATGACCTTACCGCTGGGCCGGTTCTGGCGCTGCTCGTTCGTCACCAAGCGGACGTGCTGCGGCAGCATGTTGATGGTCAGGCACGGGCGTGCGTTGATCGTCTGGCCCTGCACGGCCCCGCGGGTCGCCAGCACGTCGGCCGGCCACTGCCACTGGTTGTCGGGCGAACCTGCCATGAAGCGCAGGTCGTCCAGTTCATCCTCGCGGCTGTCCGAGTACGCCGACTGCGCGATTTGCAGCCGGTGACGCATGGTCGCCATCTTGTCATCGTCACCCGACGACTTGGCAGGGTTAGACCCCACGTTGGCCACGCTGCCGGCCGCATTGATGCCCGTAGGGTCCGCCATGTTACTTCTTTTTGCCCTTCTTGGCCGCTTCGCGCTTCACACTATACGCGATTGCAACTGCTTGTTTTTGCGGCTTTCCGGCCGCGATCTCGGCCTTGATGTTCTTGCGAAACGCGGCCTTGCTGGTGGACTTGGTCAGCGGCACGTCACTTGCCCTTCTTGACCGGCGTCTCGCGCATCCGCGTGACCACGCTGATGGTGTCCTTGGCGGCTGGGCGGCGGCGCATCAGCAGGGCCTCGCTGCGGGCCTCTTCGGCCTGCCGTTTGGCGTGCCGGTCGAGCGCGTTCTGCGTGACGGGCGGCGCCGGGCGGTTCTGCGCGGGCTTGGGGGCCGGCTTGGAAGCGATCATGCGGGGTGGCTTGGCCATTTACTTGCCTTTCTTGGCGGTTTTGGCGCTCTCACGGAACGCTTTGGCGGTCGGAGCACCCTTGGTGCCCGGTTTGCGCATCTTTTCGCCCGATCCGGCGGCAATCCGAGCCTTCTTGGCGTGAATGTTGGTGTAAAGTCCCGGTTTCATGAGCATTTCCACCGTCTGAGGCTGGCGCGGGCGCGTTCGCCGTCCTTGGCCTTGGCTGCTACGGCGCCCATCCGGGCGCAAAATGACGCTTTACGGCCTGCTTCGGCCTTGGTTTTGGGGTTCGGCGCCGGCGCCTTCAGGTTCGACCCCGTTTCGCGGTTGTACTTGGCCCGACCCTTGGCGGTCAGCCCCGCGCCCTTGGACGCAGGCAGCTTTTCACCGCGTCCAACTGCCAGCGAGACAGACTTTTTCTTGTCGGCCATGTGTCAGGCCCCCAGCCAAGATGTAGAAACACCGCTCATAGAGTAGCCGCGGCGTGGGTTCTTGTCAACGCGGGCTTCGCGCGACGCCAGCGGGTAGGCGAAGGTCACGGCGATGGCGTCCGCGGCGTCTGGCGAGGCCAGACCGCGGGCCTTCATGTCCTTCTTGCTTTCGAGAAAAATCGTACCCTTGCTGTCGGGCTTGGTCTTCGGCCCGATCAGGTCCGACTTCAGGAAGCGGTCCTCCGGGATGCTGGCCGTCTTGAGCCAGTCGCGCATGGCGCCCCACATCTCGGCCCGCTTGTTGCCGTACATGAGTTGCTTCTGCGCCTTGTTGCCGAAGTTCACGCCGCGCACCTTGTAGCGCTGCTCCTTCAGCCGGTCCACGACGCCTGCGCCGAGGCCGCCCTCGTCGATGACGGTCAGCGCAGGCTTGTACTCCTCGATGGCGTCGATGACGTGCCCGACCACTTCCATCGTGTCTGCGCCGCGCAGCCGCTTGATGGCGATCAGGTCGCGGCCTTGCCGCACCGCGATGACGGTGGCGTCGCTGCCGAACCGCGCCGGGTCCACGCCGATGGCGATGGGCGCCGAGGTGTCCTTGTATTTGGGCCGCTTCATGGCGTCGTCCACGAGGTTGACGGCGATGAACTGGTCGTCGCCTTCCGACGGGAACTGCCCGTAGACTTCGACGTTGGCTTGATAGCTGTCGCTGCCGTACTCGTCGATGATCTGCTGGTAGAGGTTCTTGTCCGTGCCCTCGACATCACGCGCGTCGATGTTGCGTGTGCGCCAGAAGTTGCGCTTGGAGTTGAACGCTTCGTAGAAATAGCCCGTGTTGCGGCGCGGGTTGGAGAAGGCCAGATGGAAGCGGTTGGGCGTGTTTTCGGTGAAGAAGCCGTTGGCGACCGACCAGATGCTGTCGGGGATACCACTGGCTTCGTCGAAGATCAGCATCACACCGTCGAAGTTGTGAACACCTGCATAGCTGTCCGGGTTCTCTTCCGACCACAGCCGGCCTTCGACCGACCAGTAGCGCGTGCCTTTCTTCAGGTCGCGCTCGACGATCTCGGTCAGCCACTTGGCCGGCATGATGCGCGTCGCGGCGACCTCGAACCAGTGGCTGTTCAGCGCCATCGCCAGCCACTTGGTGATTTCAGCCCATGTGACCGAGCGTAGCTGCGCTTCCGAGTTGGCCGAGATGATGGTCGTCGAGCCGATGCGGGTCGAGAGCATCCAGATGGTCAGCCACGAGACCAGTGCCGACTTGCCGATCCCGCGGCCGGAGGCGACCGCTTCGCGGAAAGTGTCATAGTCGATCTTGCCGTTGTTTGAGCGGATGTGGTCGCGGATGTCGGTCAGGATGTCGCGCTGCCATTTGCGCGGGCCGTGGAAGTGCTCCAGCGGCGTGCCCTTCTCGCCCCACGGGAAGGCCAGCAGTACGAAGGCCAGCGGGTCATCCTTGATGGCCGGCGACCACAGCCGCGCCATCAGTTCCATTTCGTCTTGTGCTGAGTAGATCGGCTGCTGCATCAGAACTGCCGGCCGTACTGGCTCAGGCCGCTCATGCTGCCTATACCGCCGAACAGGCCCGCTCCGCGGCCGTAGGCGCTGCCGTAGCCCCCGAAGCTGGCGTTGCCCCTGTAGCGCCCGTACGGGGCTGCTGGCGGCCGTGCGTAGGCACTACGCGCCATGTAGTTCAGCGGGGCCTGCTGCGCCTGCCCCATCGGCGTCGGCTGCTGGTAGGGCAGGAACGGCGTCATGGTGCCGAACGCCGGCATGGGCGGCAGGTCCGCCATCGTCGGCAGCGGCGCCATGTCCTGCGTGCCTTGCAGGCCGCCGGTAGCGTCCGACGGCTGGTCGAACCCACCAAAGTCCGCGCCGGGCGCCGGCGGCGGTGCGCTGGGGCCGGGGCTGAAGGCGTAGCCGTACTGGTAGCCACCCAGCCGCTCGTCAGTGCTGCCGGGACGCTCGTAGGCCGGACCGCCTTGTGGGGGCATGTACCGCAGATAACCGTTAGTCATCGCGTTGCGCATCGACCGTCTCCGTAGGTTGGTTGAGGTCTTCTAGCGCATTTACGGGCGAGTAGATACCCTCGATTACGCGCGTCTGCGCACGCTCCAGCGCGCCGATCACCGAGATTTGCTGGTCCACGTTCACGTCGATCTGCTGCTTGCTGACCCAGCCGTGCTGATGCTTCAGGATTTCCAGCGCCGCCTTACTGTCGCCGTCGGCCGCCGCGTCGTAGAGCGTCTTCGCCGCGCTGTACTCGCCGTCTGCCCGGCCCTTCAGTTCAGCCATCTCCACCAGCGGGTCGAACTCGTGCAGCCGGCGGTACTGCGCCGGGGTCAGGCCAGCGGCCAGCGCAAGGCTGTCGCCCTTCAGGCCATAACGGGCTGCGTTGTAGATCGCCTCCAGTCGCGCCTCTGTCGCTTCCGGTCGCTCTGGCGTGAACGGCAGTG